TTCTGGAGGCGTAGGTTAGCTGGGGAGTTTACAGTACCACCTTCATCGCGAATGGTCAGCATGTTAGGTTCAGCGTACACATTGAACTCTCGTCCAACGTAAACTGTACCACCTTCCATATCTGTATCCAGGGTGAGTACACCTGCCGTTAGGTCGGTGATGGTAACGTAGTCGCCTGGCTCTGGGCATCCTGTGCCTTGAACTGCAACGATCTGCGCTTCTGGTATACCGTAGGTTGTGCCTACTGTGATAGTGGTGTTGACTGCTGTGTGCGTTTGCTGGTAGTCCAAGTACTTCTTATCTGCACCTGCATCTGTGTCGAACTCGAGCATTGAGAGTCCCAGGGTTGGAACGTCTATGACAACAGAGAGTTTATTCTTTGTTGCTGCAATAGCTCTTATTTCGTAATTTGCAGATGTGAAGTCGTTCCACTTAAACCATGCAAAGCGAGTATCCTCTGTGCGAGATACATCTGTATCGTAATTGCATACGAAGATGGTGTCTCCAGTTGATGATGCTGCAAAGAGTAAGCCATGATTAGGCATTCCTGCTAAGCGGTCAACTGTTCCAGTGATATACTTTCTGGCATGCTGTGTAATGTTACTCGCACTATCCGGTGTAAAGTTCTGTTCTGAACCAATGTATCTGTTCAGATTCAAGTACTCTCCGTGATGTGAGGGTAAATACACGTGCTCACCTACACTAATTGGCTCTACTGTTTCAGAGGAGTTGTATGAGGTGGTTGCTTGCATACTAGCTGTTTGCGGGGTTAGTGATACGTCACCAGATATCTTGTACTGTTGCCGTCCTGCTGTTATCAGCAAGTCACGGTTATGGTATACAAAGAAGTTTAACTTTGGTGATTTCGCACTTGTACTTCTGATATTAATCGGATGCTTATCCAATAGCTGCGTTACCGTATCTCGGAAGAAGTGGAACACATTGCCTGATGCACTCATGACAACTTCGTCATTCGTTAGGCATGCTAATCGGTTCTGGTAGATCGCGATGTCTTCAATAGTATTATTGATGAATTTTGGTACGGGGTTTGTTTCCTCGTCACCTGCGCGCCTATCATCCCAGTCTACTGACTGGTAAGCGAATTCATTACCGGGTAGAGGTTGCAATACATGAGGCATTGTTTCTCTATCGATGTCTGCATCTAAATAGGGTTCTGCGTGTTCAATCCATCTTACTTGAATAAGAGTGGTTGACACGGCTGGATACTCGCCTGCTTGTCCAAACCACACGTCATATAGAGTACTATGAACATGGGGTGAAGCTCCGGATATGTCGTAGCTAAACCAGGTGTAACTTCCTTCGTAGGATAATATCCTCTTTGACACTTCTACTTGTGGGGTTGCTGCTAATGCTGTTCTTATGTATTCGGCTTGAAATTGGTACCATCCAGGATTGCTATCAAACTTAAGCAGGAAGTAGTTAGTTACGCGGCTCATATCTATTTCATCATGCGGGGATAGGTATGCAATAACTAGCCGCTCTACTTTTGCACCTTGGTAGTAAATAGCAGTTTCATCTGCTGATCTGTATTCAAGGTAGTGGTACGCTGTTATATCAGTTGGATTACCACCAAGTTTGGTGTTACCTTTATACCAACTGAAGTCGAGATCTTCCCATAGGGCAGTTGGCCATACTATGGTTGGATCAGCAAGTGCGTCTTCTTCATCCTTATAGGATTCAGCGACTGCTCGCATGTATACAGCATTACCTTCTGCAACATTCTTTGGTTTTACTGTCTGGCGGTTGTTGTGAAACGACCACTTTGGTAGATGATCAAAGCTTTCGACCTCGCCGTTTAGTACGACGATCTCGTCTTGGGCTGTACCAAATTCAGACTCGACTGTAACCTGCGAGTAAGCGCCGTCTGTGCGCACGAATTGTACTACAGCGCCAGCGCTAACGCAGTTAAACGTAGCCTCTGCGTCGAATGCGTTTGATATCTGCGTTGCTATTTTGTCTGGTGCGGTTCCAAGCACTGTGCCAGGGACAGTGATAGACTTTGTGATTCTGTCGCCTAAGTTGTCAACTGCACTAACTTTTACAACGGAATCCTTTTCGATTGGAGATCTTATGTATAACAGCGAGTTCTCTGCAAAAGTCTCTGTAGAGGTTTCCATAAGAACCGTTGTTTTGTTGTTCACTAAGAATACAAGTTCGCCGTGTACTGCAAGTTTGAGATCGTCTTCTTCTACAGTATCCAGGTAGCCATCATCGACGAGGTCGGTGACTGTGAACTCTGTACCATCTTCACGGTAGACAGATAGAGCCAAAGGAGACTTACGAACGATTAGGAAGTAGGAGACATCGTGGATAATGAATTCCTTTACGAATTCACCTGTACCCAGGGTTGCCCCTATATCAGCGACGTGCTCTAGCGGTGGTCTCTTTGTTAGTCCTTCGTCTGGTCTGGTGATAACATTATCGTTACGCTTCCAGTGCCTTGAGTCAGAGTTGATCAGGTTGTTAGTTGTGACACCATGAATGACAGACTTGATTGCGCCTGATACTTTCATTATCTGCCTCCAAAGTTAGGCCCATTACGTGAACCCAGGCGAGCAGGAGTTACGCGGCGAAGCGCGAGTGCTACTCTGGGTGATGTTAATCGGTTGATTCGTTTGATCTGTAGATCATCTTTAACCATCTGTATATAGGCGTTATTGTAGAAGCCCTGTTGCTCACTAAGTTTAGTGGCGTCTTCTAGGTCGCTCGAACACAGCTGGGTAGCTGCGAAGAACTGTACGGCCTGCTGTACGATGTCGGGGAGATCTGTGAAGTCCAGGATGGCAACTGCATCTGCGGTTACTGTGTTTTCCCAGACGTATGTGTTATTCTTAGGATCGAACAGGAAGTTGTTACCACGAACAACGCCGTAGTAGTTACGAGTGATCAACTTGGTATATCCTGTTGTACTGATCTTACCATCGATTTCACTAGGAACGAAGTCTACATTGTATACTTCATTGAACCAGAAACCATCAGAGGTTACTGATACGATAGCGCCATCGAGTGCCTGCTGTGCAACTGCAACATCAGGGTTCTTGTTTGTTAAAGCTCCAACCGGAGAGGAGCCCAATATGCCGAGTAAATAGTTTACGGCTTCTAATTCAGTCATGTGATATCTCCTGTTGGGAATGCTTATATAAAGGTGTGCCCTTATATAAACACACTGCCCCCATAAGCGGGGGCAATGAGTATAGTTACTGCTGAATGAGACTTACGCCTTCATTACAACAGCGGCAACTTCTGGGCGGTTCGGAGTTACACCGAATGCCAGGTAGCTGTCAATGAACCACTGGAGTTCAGGCTTGTCGTAGTAGACATCTGAAGTCAATGGGATAGTTTCACCGGCCAGCAAAGCTTTAGGCATCAGGATAACTGCAACAGCTTTCGCTTCAGCAGCACTGACGTCATATGCATTGTTGTTACCAGCGTTTGACAGGTAGTGATTCGAAGCGGCAGCAGTCGGGATGCGGTTGGTCTTAACGATGCGAACACCATTAGAACGCAGAACCATACCCTGTGCATAGTCACCGTTACCAGTGCTATAGTCGCCAGAGATCAGCTTGTCGTTGCGAAGCAGAGTGTAGTACTGATCGACATGGACGAACATTACTGCGCCTTCCAGGTCAACGTCCTTCTTCTCGATAGAAGCACATGCGTCTTCAATACCGCGCTGAAGCTTGTCGGGGTCGAGCTCGTCACCAGCAGTCGTCAGAGTAATCTCTGTACCAGACTGGAAACCATCCGGAGCAGGCGTTTCGCCAGCAGCCGTACCGACAGTGATCATGGCAGCTTTAATGCCCTGAATCAGAAATGCTTCGTCGAAGAACTTACCGATTTCCTTACCGTGGTCAGTACCAACTTCTGCACGAACGTTGAAGTGAGACTGGAAGTCGTGCAGCAGCGCTACGTTAGAGCGAGCCAGGACTACAGTATCAACCTTAACGCTGATGTTGTCGAAGGTAGGAGCCGAGGAAGTCGGACGAGTACCAGGAACTACTGCCTGGAGTGAGGTTTTACCGATACGGTCATTCGTTACCGTGTCAGTACCGACGATGCGTTTCAGAGTGAAGTACTCACGCATGATCGAAGATTTAACGAACTGGCTTTCAACCGCGCCACCATACTGTTCGATGTGAAGCGGGTTGACGGTACCAGTATCATTACCTAACCGATGGCCTGCATTGGTTAGTGTACCAGTGGATTGTCCAATAACTGACATATTCTTGTCCTTTAATTAGTAATTATGGGCAAAGTTAGTATCCAGCGTTCATGCTTAGCGTCCTACGACGGTTGAGTGCGCGAACCTGGGGGGAATCCTCTCCGTATTTCCCCACTGCTTTGCCCATTTCAGCAGTGTAATCGATACGAGAGATTGGTTCGAAAGTGTTGCCATCAGTACCAGCATCACCTTCTAACAAAGTACCAGGCAAGGATGTGTTCTTGTCTGCTGTATACACAGAGTGTACTTTGTCAATTACTAATTGAGCTTGGAGACCACCAGCTTCTAGCATGGTATTCATCGCGGCTAAATCAGCATCAGAGAAACCTGCTTCGGGAGTGCGTACGTAATCTGACATCTGCTGCCAGGTTAACTTTGGATCTTCACCACCGAACTTCTTGTTTGCGTACTCCATTGACTTTTGGCTATCTGCCTTTGCTTCGGCAATGATAGAGGAAGCAGTTGATTCCATCTGCTTGAAAGCCATGTTAGCAACGCCTTCACCTAAAGCTTCGATCATAACTGCTTTGTGGGCAAGTGAGATCTCACCTTCTTTGAGGAAGTCTTCCATAATCTCATTGGCTGTTGCTACACCCTTCTCAGCAAGCATCTTGCCTACTGTGTCGAATTCATCGAAGCCGGTTTCGGTAACTACGATTTCTTCTTTCTTTTCGAAGGATAGTGAGGGATCTGCATCTGGCTCTTTCTTTGGCTCAGCGGCAGGTTCTTTTATTTCTTTTACAATCGGTTGTCCCTTGTCGTCCAGTTCTGGCTTGGCAGCAGCGGCGGCTGCGTCAATAGCTTTCTGTTCTTCTGAACCTGGGCCAGCGGCCTCAGCGGCTGCGAGAGCTTCTGCTGAAGGGGCTGGCATGGGGGTCACGATTGGTTTTACGTCTGTAGGCATAGTCGTTCCTATTTATATTGGTTGCTGGGGAGCAGTGGCTTGCTTCGCCTTCTCGGCGTTAACCATAGCCTGTTGCTCTTGCTCGGCTGCTTGTTTACGATTGGCGTCTACCTGCTCTTGTGAGAGTAGAAGTTCATTGTAGTCGATAGCTCTTGCTGAACCGAGTTTCGTTATCACGGCTTCGAAGTTGAGACGTTCTGCTGCACGTTCCGGTAAGTCAGCCAGCATTGCAAGGTCGTTAAAGAACTGCATCATCTGGTCTAACTCGGAAGTACGGCTGAGGGATTCGACACCCGTTATGATTAAGGGTTCGACATCCCGTAGTCCTTTATCCAGACGGACTATCACGCGCTTGGCGATAGGCATCTGCATTTCTTCTGCGAGTCGTGAGTACACGCCGCCAAACGAACCTTCGAGTTCATTGGCTTGCATGCGTATTTCTTCTGCTGTAACACGTTCTGCGTCACGAGTAACTGCGCTGTTGAACAGGAAGCCAGCACCAATACGGCGCTCGTAATCGTTCATCTGTTCACGCAGGAACTTCATATCCTGGAACTTCTCTAACTGCAAGAAGCTGATATCTTCAGCGTTACCGTGTACGTACGTTCCTGAGTCGGAGTCGTTCAGGGAGTCTACATCTGTAGAGCCCATCGGATCAACCAGGATCTTGATGTCTGATACCAGGCCTGACAGAATCAGGAGGGCTTCAGACAAGCTTGATAGTGTGTGGAAGTCACCGGCGTACTCTTCAACGAGGCCATTGCCATAGTTAGCACCGCGTTGAATGTTCCAGGTTAGAGGTAGCCACGGTAGATCTTCTGCGGTGAATACACCGCGACTGCCTGGGACTTCTACCTGGCAGTCCACTTCCTGGTATACTTGGAACCTACCATCAGCCAGGCGGCGTGCGACAGTATAGAGCTCAACCTTACGGTTGGGATCTTTGCTGTCTGACTGTCCGTCAGCGATTATAATGTCCTGTACATTTCCAGGGAGTGTGACGAACTGGTGATTGTCACGAGTAATAAGTGTAACGAGTTCTCCTGACATGTCACGTTGGATAACGTAATCACGGAGGTTATACACCTGAGCTTTCTTGAGCTCGGTGGAACTGGTTGGGAAGAACAACAGAGCGTTACCGAATACAATCAGATTCTTGATTGCTGCCAGTACTGCTGTGCGCATTCTTGCAGAGGAGACCTTCTTCATCGCTTCCTTCTCGGCAGCGGATAAAAGCTGGTCAACATCAACCTTCTGTATACCTTCCGCTGCAAGACCTTCGTACTGCTCATCGGTTAGATCCATACGGAAGAAGGGTCGGCCTGCGGGAAATAGCGTTGCTGCTATCTTATTGGCCAGATGATTTACTGCTTGAGCGCCTACCGATTGGTAGTCGTGCTGTGCTTCTGTGTCTTCGTCAGTGCCCTCGGGCATGAATAAATAAGGGAGTGTCCAGCCTGCATAATCTTCGAACTGGTCGTTGATTGTTGAGCGCTTGTTGTAAAGCTGCTGGAACTCGGTCTTGAGGGGATTAGTAATTGTTGATTCCATTAGAGCACCAGCCTGTTAGAGTCGAAGCGGCCGGATTCTCGAAGAGATCGCTGTTGCGGGGTGAGGCTTGTTATACGCTCTTTGTTTCCAAAGGAGATTCGTGCTTGTCTTCGTTTACCCATGCCTTCGGTTTCCAGGAAACCTGATTCGAGCCTGGCATGCCTGCGTTCTACTTTTAGCCGAGAGCGCTCTGCTGCGGCCTCTGCTTCGGACATTGCCCGGAGTTCTTCTCCTGAGGGGCCTTTAAGGCCGAGGCTTTTCTTGAGGGAGTTCCCTAGATTGGATAGCATTCCCATTATAGCTTGCCTCCTATGATTTGTTTATTGATAAAGTTGGCGAGATCTATCTGCCCCTGCCTATAGGCAACGGACTCGATTGAATCACCAACCTGGTATTTGGTCTGGTCGACGTGTTTCATGATGGCTACCAGCTGGCGCTGGCCCATATGAGGATCGACTACGTGTTGTACCACAGTCTCCACCCTGGGAGCTGGTCTGATCCACTTAAGTATATCCATTCTGTCTCCTGGGTTATGGGTAGGGGGATCCGTAGATCCCGTACCCTGACTATGACTAAGGCCCATTTTGTGGTTAAACTTCGTCCAAATGGTCGAAATTTTTCCCGTGGGTTAATAGGGCGGGTCTGCTTTATCCGAAGAAGTATTCGGAGTAGAGTACCTGGTCTATGATCAATTCTCCCATTTTGGGATATTCTCCCCAGTATGTGCCTTGTTGTTCGCTCCACTCTCGGAGTAGATCATTGTCTTTATACATCTTGACGAACTCTTCCCTGATGATACTGTAAAGTTTTCCGACATCTGCTGCTGTCGTCCCGAAGTCGTCGTGAATCATTGCATAGTCTTCAAAGTCAGACGCGTTGATTACTTTTACCATGTGGGAGCTATCCAGGCTGTGCACGAAGTTTGGAGCGATTCCAGACCGCTGCTTGGTTCTTGATATATTGTCGGTCGGTTCCTGCATATTGGTGATAATCAGATCACCGAAAGCTCGAGTCTCTACCCGAGTTATCTCATGTCGGACGTATGGCTGATACACTGGAAAGCCTGCTGGGCTCACCCAAGTCACGGCCTCGTCGTTGGCTCTCACCAGCTTTGATACTCGATCCTGGATCCAGTCCATACCTTCCCTGGCTGCTATGACTACCTCGCTAATAGCTTTCCAGAGGTGAGGGGTTAGCCAGATGCAGGCCTGGAATATTTCGAGGTGGTTCATTCCTGGGAACTTTATGTCGTTATCCAGAGCCCACTCGTAGATGTAGTGCATGGCTGATGTCCTTGTCGAGCCATAGGGCAATGTCATTACTGGACGCTTGGCGAGTTTTCTGTCGAAGTCTGTTGCCAGCCAGACAGATGCCAGTGGCTCGGTGGTAAGTTCCATGAGGGAGGTATTGAGACGTCTCGCAACGTCCGAGTATATGTCAGCCGGTACGATGGAGTTTGTAAGATTAACGCTCGCCCCTCCAACCTTATCTCGCAGAAGGGCACTGTAGTGTTGGATACCGTTGCATGATCCGTCCAGTCCAACCGGGAGAGCGGTCGGTGCAGTGGGATCTGTACCGTATGATGTTGATGCCCAAGCAAAACAGAATGCAAGGAATTGCCAAGATTTGTCGGCACTCCCCCACCATTCTCTAAAGTCAATAGGATTTTCGACAGTTGCCCGAATTTTATCTTCGCAGTCGTATATCCAATCGACTCTGTCCGAGTAAGATACCTTGTCGTGTCCAAAGGTGTTGGCCCCGTGAACTGCCAGCCAGAATAACCCACTCTCCGTAATAGCCTTCGGCTTAGCAAACTGGAGTAGGGCTTTACTGGTGTCATTACCCTGTGGACTAAGACCTGTGGTATCAGCATATATGCGTCCTCTAAAGTCGCATGTGTAGACATAGTGAAACTCCTCTCTATCGAGATACATTTGCGCAACGTCATACGCCATTTTGAATTGGATGATCTTGCCTTTGCGAATACGATCAGCACGTCCTGCATGCTTTGCTAAGACTTTCCAGTCTGCTAGCATTTTGAGTTGGTCGTCTGTCATGTCCTCTTTGGCCAGTCCTTCTAACTCTATAGGGGCATCTGGTGCTACGATTTTATCTCGTAGTGGTATACCTGGGTGAGTAATGTTGTGAAGGAACATTTGCTCCTGCACCTGGAATACTTGCGTGTTAATACACCAGGTTGTGCGCTGCATCTTATTGATAGCAGCAATGTGTTCAGACATGCCATGCTCAAGCAAAAACTGTTTGTGTAGGTCTGTGTGTGCTTTGACAAGAGGTGTTGAGAGGCGGTGAGAGAAGTAACCACCGTGTGCTGAGCCATCATCATTTCTTACCCAATCCCTGGGTGGAATCAATGTTGGTAGGCGCTGTGGATTCATATATCCACGCTCGGCTTCGAAGACTGCCAGCCACTCATCTGCGGCTGGTGTTGTTTCGATGGTGGCTATTGTTTTGTTATTCTGAATGCGTATGTCTCTGTAGAATACGTCGTCCAGGTTGTGCACTATGGATAGTAAGATCTTGTTTGCAATCTGGATCTTAGTCTGGCTGTCCCAGGCTACCCACTCCATATCGAACTTACGCATCTGTGCCGCGATTGTGTTATTGATATGCTGCCTACTTGATACCTGCTGCTCTTCCATTGAACGCATCACTGTGTGATAGTACGCCGGATGTAGCTCTTCGAACTTCCGTGTCTTGTGTTCCATCTCCAGGTTTCTGGAGATGTGGGTTGCAATCGTTACCCAGTCATGCTTTCCTTTCTTGGCTAACAATTGAAAGATTGCTTGTATACCCAGGTAGGCTAATACATTGAAATCAGTTTCGCCATCGAAGGTGGCGAGCTGTTGCATTAGTGCGTTGTACTTACCACCTACCCCTCCCTTTCTGTGAGAGATACTTTCGATGGTACGGCCAACTTCGGCTATGCGATCTTGCATGATTCGACGAGCTGCATCAACTTCGTCTCCTCGGTCTTTGTCGCGTAGTTTGTCTTGCTTGAGGTAGTAGCGTTCCGCAGATATTTCTGCGTGCTTCTGCTCCCATGCTATTTGGTCGTGAACTGATATCATATTAATCGTCCTGTCGTAGTTTCAACTCCAGTGCTGCCATGTGGTTCCATAGCTCGTGATACTCATGCGGGAAGCCTGAGTCTGGGTCTATGTGCTCACCCTTGTCGCGATACAGCTTATGCCGTCCTGCTGCGTTCTTATACCGACGTACCCCATCGTCCACTGATATCCACCCGCCCAGGCTGTACTTGTTGGCTCCGAAGGTTCCAACTTGTATAACGGCTTCCAGGGCGCGAGGGAATTGAGATAGGATGTCATTGGCGAAGATCTTGCCGGAGTCAAGTTTAGCTCCTGGGTCAGATGCTGCAAGTCCTGTAGGGTCAGACTCTCCATTGTGAGGCTCCTTGGTTGAGTCGTTGTCAAAGGGTACAATCTGAGTGCCTTCTGGTATGTGCGCGGCTTGAATGATGTCTTCTGATTTCACATAGTAAGTGATAGGGGGGGTATTTGTATTTGCGGGGTCAAGCACTTTAAATAGCAACGTGTCAACCACTGGGTTATAACTTAGAAGCTTACCAAGGAAAACTTCTGTTGGCAAGTTAATGTTAAATGCTTTCACCTTGTAGAAGTCACCAACTTTAAAGATTATACCATTTACTACTGTTGTGTCTTTCATTTAGGTCTCCGTTTGTATAGTAGCCAGCCACAGACTGAGGCCAGCGCTATCGTTCCGACGATGCTTGATACAAAGGCTACAGCAATCAAACCCGCCACGCTCGTGGCAATCAAGGCAATTAGCCCTTTGCCGTAGAATCTCGCTCGCCGTGACATGCCTCTGATTATCCATAGCCCTGCTAGGATCACTAGCAGAACTGCTGGAATCAGGATCAGGTATAGGTCGAGCACTAGTATGCCTCGAGTAGTCTCTCGAGTGATACAAAGTCGGCATCGTAGTCTGCGAACTGATAACGATTAGTGAACGCCTTAAGGTGAACAAATCCTCTAATCTCTGTGTTGTTTGCTCCACGATAAGCTTCATCATGGATGTAGAAAGATCCGGCGCAAATGCCAAAGTGTGGACGTCCTTCAAGATTCTGCCTTCGACCAAACTGATATTGCTGTTGATGGCCGTGTACAAAGCTGTGAGGGAATTTGTTGAGTTTGTTTTCAATGCCTCCTCCTACTGGTCTGCCTGACTGCGGGTTCGACATGTAGTGGTTGAATGCCACGCCATGTTTCCAGTAAGGTTCCAGGTAGTTATGCACAGTCCAGCCAGCCAACCTGATCATTTCCTTTAGGTCGATCATGCCCAGCATGTGCGGGTGATTATCAACAAAGCGTGTGAGCCTATCTTCATGGTTGCCCAGGACGAAGTGCAGCTCTGGGCGGTATACTTTGCCCTTGGCTTTCTTGTTCTTGATCTTGATGTAGTCTGTGATGATGTCCAGTGCGCGAGCGCCTGCTAACAGATCGTCATAGAGCCTGCGGCCTTCGCGCTCCAGAGGGGAGGCATAGCTGCTGAGTGATTCGAAGTCCCAGTGATCACCAATGTGAACGACTGTCTCGGGGCGATGCTTCCAGATGTATCTGGCCAGCGCCTGTATGTGCCTCACATCAGATGTGGGTGTTACTTGAGTATCCGCGATTACGAGGATATCTCCGTGTTTGGTTTTTTTAGCCATAATTATTTAAGATCCTTGAGTTGTGATAGCGCCTTCTGTTGCGCACGTTTGAGGCGTGCTCGTTTATTACGGAGCAAGCGCTTATCGTCGTCAGACTTATGGGTAGGATAGATGTACGGGGAACGCGGCTCTAAATGATGTTTCCAGTATGTCAGGAGATTCTCCAGCCACTCAACATCACTTAGGTCGCGCTTCGCACGTCTAACCCTGTTCTTTATCTTACCTTCCATGCCGTTGCAATTATTACACAGTACTCCACGCAACCTTCCGTTGTCGTGGTTATGGTCTAGTACTGGAGTATACTTCGGGACTAGCTTCTTTCCTACTAGCTTGGCATCACCGAAGTTTGCGTAACAGAGAGGGCACTTGTTTCCTTGTGCCACTTGTATCTGCATTCGCACGGAGGCGACTTGGGTCTGTTTTAGTTTCATGTCACTATGGTATCGAATCTCATAGCACGTAGACACAGCTTGGCTTGATGTCGAGTCAGTCCGTAGTTGTTGCGTAGTACGCGCCTGAGTTTCGCTCCGCGACGTACAGGGCTGTCGTCTGTGATTTGCACAAACGTCACGGTGACAGTTCCACCGTCGACCTGTTCATTTACTGGTATACCATAGGTATATGTTTTGGTTTGTCTCATGTAGCGATCTCCTTGATGAACTTCATCACATCGTCGCCCGGTGAACGAAGCATCCATAACAGTTTAGCTTGTTCGAGGAGCATAAGGCTTGCGTTAGTCTCAACCACGTCGCCGCGCCACGTCTCAAGCTTGAAAGTTCCTGTTCCGTAGTACTGCGTATAAGCATTTCGCACGACTCTAAAAGCATCTGCATCTGATCTACATCCTTCGAGGAGCTTATACGAGAGTGCAGGGCCAATAGCTGCTGCCTTTCGTGATGCAATTGCTTTCGCCGCCGCTGTCCGTGCTCTCGGAGTAGCTTTCGCATTCGCAAGTGTCTTCTGCGCTGCGATGATGGCTTTCGTAGGTTTGATAACATTGAGGATACTCGCTGGTAGTTTGGGTAAGCCAGGCACGTTGTCAGCGCCATCACCCATGAGCAGCTGAGCCCAGAAGAATGAGGTGCCTTGTCCGACGCACTTGTTTTGAGATCCTGAATTGTCCATCCAGATCTTGCCGTAGCCGTAGTTAGTCCACTCTTCGAATGTATCATAGTGGATGTGTGTACCGTCAACCATGTTCAAGTCTTTATCCTTGGTCATGATTTTTGATACGCGGCCTTCGCGATGCATCTTGAGTTGCTCGATTGACATGGAATCATCAGCTTCGATTTCCCACTGAGGCATAGGCACAGTGTGCGCGTTGCCGTAGTCTTCCATGAAGGATCGGAGTTGTTCTACTCGCGCCTTCTTCTCAATCTGCTCGGGTGTCATTTTCTTACGGTTGGCCTGGTACTCCTGTACGTTGCTCGCTTCTAAGCGACCGGCCTTAGCACCGCGTGTGGTGTGTACGTTGACAGTTTCACAGCCTGCCATTAAGCGCTTCACTTCTATGTGTCGCTTTAATGCGTCGCAGTTCTGTGCGAGTGTCTCGTCTGTCCATGCTAAATAGAATGAGCTGATGTCACCATCAAGCTGTAGCACGGAGTTGGGAATGATTGGGGGGAGTTCTCTCTCGCCGTTAGACAGGTCGTCTATGTTGTTGCCAACGATGTCTGCATAGGGGTTTACGATTTCATCGGTCATGTGACCTCCGTAATAAAAGACAGCACCGCCCGATGTCATAGCGTACTCGCTCGTCGGGTGATGCCCAGTAGAATGTGCCTTCAGGCTTGCATGAGGAGCGACCTCATCGTACAGAGGCAGGATTACACACTCTTCTGTTAGTCATATTGGTTTACAAACCAGGAATGTCAGCCAGTGGGTCAACGGGTGCGTCCACTACGGTTGCACCAGCGGCTACTGCTGCTGTGGTGTCAACTGGGCTGTCCTGCTGAGGCATAACATCTGCTGCTGCTGTTGCATTTGCAACTTCAGCTGCGACATCAGTTGCAATGGCGGCTGTACCACCAACTACTGACTGTGTGAATGAACCATCGAAGTTCAGAGCTGCGCGGATCTTATCCTGCTTCCAGTTCTTCTTCGGTGTACCATCGGCTTTCTCACCTGTGATTTCGAGAGCATTCCACATGCGCTGTACCTGTTCAGCATTTACATTGCTGTGATCAAACAGGAACTGTTCGATATTGCCATACATCGGAGGTACTGCAACTTCACGGATTACACCAGGCTGACCAACGGGGTCAGGTTCATAACGAGGCTCGCCAATGGACTTGAGATTGACGTATGTCTTCTCGTCCGTTTTACCTTCGTTTACTACGTTGTGCTCGATGTACCCAAGGAAGCCTTGGCCAAGCATCTGATAGAAGTTCTCAAACTTACCTGTGTAGTTCATGTCGTCGAAGATAAGCTTGAATTTAGCTTTCTCGTTCGAACTCATGTTAAGGTTAGTCAGTTCCAGAGTATCTGGGAATGCCTTGTCACCTTCACCGATCATATGATCAGGGTGTACCAGCTCGAATCCAAGACTAGCCCAAGGCTGCTGTTTACCTTTACCTAGGCCTTTCTTTACTTCGTGGGTACCCCACTCGATGTACGAGGTGAAGCGGAATAATGCGACACCTGCTCGTGCAGGCTTACGGTCGCTGAAACCTTTATTGTCGACTTCACGCATGTCGACTGCATCAGGTGCGTTAGATGCAGCTTCTACGATATCAGCATATGGGTTTACAATTGTTTCGGTCATAGTCAATGTCCTATTGATTTAGTGGGGAGGCTATGTATTTGTCATAGCCCATCGTGTCATACATGTTGAGGCCTACGTCGGCTTCAACGGGGAACGGCACAGGGAAGTCCAGTCCGAAGTCTTTCTTATACTTGCGGGGAACGGCTTCCATGATTGCCTTGACAGTGGGGACAACTTGCTCCACCACGTCTTTGTGCAGATCGAGGTAGATCGAGTCATGCACGGTATTGATTAGTAAGGCTTTGCCATCAAAGAAGTTCTGTGATAGCAGCCAGCGGTAGACAACGCCTAGCATTGTCTGTACGACTTCTCCGCCTACGCCCTGAACTGGAAAGTTCTTGCGCTGCGTTGGTGAGAAGCTCATGAAGATTCCTTTCTTGTGCAGGAAGTCAGGTGATACTTCTTCTGTCCATACGAACTTAGTGCCCGTAGGTGAATACCAGAAGCCTGTACCGACTTCGTGCTTGCCACCTGCTACGAACTCATGCCTGCCGGTTGGCTGGCGTGATGATTCGATAGCGAGCTTGAGCATTGCATCGAAGCGTTGTACACCTTCGTACTCGAGATCCTCGAGCTTGATCATTTCTTCTACGTCTTCCAGTGGGATGCCTGTGGTGGCTGCAATCTTGTATGCGCCTGCGCCATAGGCTCGCTGGAATGTGAAGGCCTTGATCTTGGTTCGCTGCAACTTCATGTCCTTGTTGCCTGCTGCGAGTTCAGCCATTACCCATTCGTAAGGCTTGCCCAGCTTCATAGCCAGGCGTTTCGCATGGAAGTCCACACCCGCCAGGAGATCCCTGATCAGTTGCTTGTCGCCCGTGAGGATTGCTTGTACGACTACCTCTAGCGAGGAGTAGTCAAGTTCGACAATACGGCCATCAGCTCCGAATCGGGAAGTGAATACACTCTTGACTCGGGAGTTGTCTTTTCGAGGTATGTTTTGGCCGTTCGGGTTAGAAGAAGACATGCGACTAGTAACCGTTTGCGTGTGGTTGAGCGAGTGATGGATGCAACCTGAATTTCCGTCAACCAGCGTGAGCATTCCTTTTCGATTTCCGTCGCTGTCTTCATCCCAGTAGTAAGTTCCCAGGTCTTTGGATAGCTTCTGTCTGGCAGACAGATTCTTAAGGAAAGGGATGTCCCTTGTGCCCAGGATATCAATGATATCTGCACTGGTGCTGTAGATGGGGTTATCGTCACCATCTGTGAGAGTACTCGCCCAAGATTTTTCGGGTCTGGTGTAACCCTTGAACTTAAAGAAGTGATCAGTGATCCGTCCTTTGGGTTTGTCGTAATCGGGGACTTGCATGTTTCTTGTTTTGACACATCCCACACGTTTACCCGATTTGTAGCTGTCGGCTGTGTATCCCCAGTAGTGTTCGTCCCATGGGTCGACCGGTTGTCCGTTGACCAGAGGCCACTTAACCGTTTTCTTAGCGAAGACCAGTTCATCAGTTTCCTCGTCTCGATGTTGGATCCACTTGTCGTAGCGGGCTGTGCCACCGTAGATCAAGTAGGATTTGTGATAGATGCTGTTCCAGTTGAATGTGAACTCGGGTGGAAACTCTGGGAGATACTGTAGTAGCTCTCCGTCCAGTGCATCCAGTTCAGCCTTTACTTCTTCGCGTAGCTCGTTGCCGAGTGCCACGTCGATGTGCAGGCCGTTGTGCTCCATTTCTGTCGTAGCTAAGATGGAGTCCATGCGGTTCTTAATCATCTGCAACGTGTTGGGGTGCATGTTGCGTATGCGTGCTAGCTGCCCCAGGAAAATTAGGAAGGTGTTGTTAACATCGCCGTCTATCTCTTCCTCCTTGCAGCCGAGCAGGTACTTCATGAGCAAGTCCTGCGGGATGTCTGGGGTATCAATACCCGCTTCCCACATTTCCTTTACTGCGTCGATCTTGAGAGTACCACCGTACTTCTCGACCATCTGATTCATGCTCGCCATGTGCGAGCTGGGGATCATACCATCTATAAGATACTCGGCCAGCTGAGTATCCCAGATGGTTCCTCCTTTTCTGAGGAAGGCTTGGAGCTTTTTGTTTCCCCATGTCCAGAGGAGGTCGAACTTGATGTTTTGTCCGACAAGTAACTTAATGTCCGTAAGGTCGGGAAACGGTATGTCGGTGCGTTCAGTGAAGTACTCACCGAAGGTGTCTTCGTTGCCTCTCTTAAAACCGGCAGCGACAATATAGTTCTGAGGTTCACGGAAAGATGCCTTTCGTTTGTTGAGTTTGTTGGTTCCTGTTTCCAGGTCGAAGGTTAGAATTTCGGTTGGTAACATTAGACTGCCATTCCCAGCTCAAGATATCGAGCTTGTGCGTTGTCGAATCGCACCTCATGTCGGAGATACGATGCTTTACCAGGTAGTCCCAGTTTGTTCTTGGGTGTGCCTAGGTACCTGTAGTACTCCTGTTCGGGTTTGTCTGACTTGCCAATCATTATCTGCAAATCCAGAGCACCCTGTTTACCGGTCTTGCTATCTTTCAGCATGTCCTGTGATGGGTACTTCTCACCCTGTCCGTCAGCACTGATCTGTGACGTAGATAGTGCGACCAGGTCGTGCTTGACGGCGATGCGTCTGAACCACTGGTACATGCTTTCGAGGATCTGGTCTGTACGGGCTCCGTCATGCATGGACATGCCAGAGAACTTGATGTTGTCTACCATGTCAGCGACAACGAGCTTAGGCCGATGGGTCTCGATGAGTTCCTCGACCTGCCAGTTCCAGTAGTCGTGGATGTCGATCACACGGATGCGATCCAGGCCACCGATTGCATCTGCATACGCCTGGGTAAGTAAACCCTGGATGTGCATTTCTTTCATTTCGTCAGTGTCGATGGCAAGCGCAGATTGTATAAGACGTGAAACGATCCGCGTTCCAGGGCCTTCGTTATTGAGCCATAGTATAGGACGTTCATCCAGCTGTTTAGCCATGTGGGTAACGTTATCGGTGATAAAAGTAGTCTTTCCTGTATCGGGGCGTCCTGCGACGAGTACCATATCTCCTCCAACCAGAGGGCGGAGGTTTGCGTTGAGGTAAGGTGAGCGCCATGTAAGGCCGTTCGATACGTCCATTGCCTCAATAAGTTTGCCCATGTCGGGCCTGATCCAATTGTCGCTTGTCTTACGCTCGGTTGCTGCAAGGGCGGACTCCGCCAGCTCAAGCAGGTCATGGATAACAGTAACTTCTTTTCCATCGTTGTAGTCCTGTAGTAGCTGCTGAGCATCCGTAGCAAGCTGTAGCTCCAGCATGGAGTTGATAAGTACACTACGGCTTACGTCGGTGAGGTCTTCCTCGACGAGCCGTAAAATTTTATCGTAGTATTTGATCTTTTCATCTGTTAATTGGGGGTTCCATCTGTGGAAGGTGTCACGGAATAAAACGAAATCAATTACATCGTTGTCCGTAAAGGTGTCGTAGTAACGCTTGACGTTGTGAATGAGGGCTTGCGTTTGACTTTGTAGCGCCTTTATAGGGATCGCTGACCACATCTTATCGAAGCCCTCACGCGTCGCCATGACGCGGAGGATTGAAATTTCGATCATAACATTGGTAACCGGGGTATTTTGGTGGGTGCAACGGGAGGAGCTGTTACTTTAGCTTCGTAACGCTTAACGCGTGGTGCACTGCCATTAGGCAGAGTAGGGAAGCGAAAGCTGTAATCGAAGAGACCATCTTCGTCTACCTCGTATTCGCCAGCGTGCATGTACTCCGGGTAGATGAAGTCGATGTCAATACCTTCGTAGGTACACTTGGTGACACGACCGTAGTTACGGAAGTTTGAGAAGCCTTCCAGCAGCAAGTTCTTGAAGACTACTTCTACTGTAGCTTCTGACTTGCATACTGATCCATTAGACCAGTTAGCATGGTACAGCACAAAGTCAATGTCCTTACGAGGACCATCTTTGTATAGTTGACCACCAGTCAACGCAATGTGCATGTCGTACTTGCTTGCAACTTCCTCAATGAGGATTGCTATGTTTTTGATTGTCGGGTTCATTACTTGCATACCTCCGATACTAATTCGATTAAGCTCTCGTTAGAGAACCACTTATATCCGCCTTTCATGTTGAACCACTCGATGAACCACACGAGGTCTTCGTCTCTGTAGATTGTGACGCGCTCTTGTGATTCAGCAAACTTAACTAAGGCTAGCCATGCTTCACT